GACTCATGGTTTAGGATTGTCTGATTTTACTTTAGCAATGGCATCGACCCAAGTTGTTGTACCATTCTTTTTATCCCAATATTGCATATCTAATTGATCGCCTATTGAGGGATAAGCATTAGTTCTATCTGTTTTATATTTAACAGCCGCTGCTTCTGTATCTAAAGTAGCTCTTGCTGTATCTACAGCAGATTGAACAATAGTTATTTTATTTCCATCTTTATCAAAAACACCTCTAGTATCACTAACACTAGTGGCATTTGAATAAGCCTTATAAATAGCTTGATGATCTAATCCCATTATGCTCCTACCTCCATTAGTGTCCACTCGTTAGCACCTGCATATTGAGCAATAGAACCAGTATCATCTCGACCAAGATAAATGGTTCCGCTGTCTATTTTCCACTGTAATTTATAAGTAATCGCTGTACTACCATCTCCACCAGGAGTAGCATCTACATGATGAAAACTCTGATGATAAATCTGGTTGGTCGGGTCACTAGATCCTGTATAAGAAATCATCGACATCTCAGAACTAGTCGCTACACCGTGATAAGTTGTTGTACCGCTCTTAACTCTTGCAATTCTAAATTTCATTCCCGTATTATCTGTATGTCCTAAGCATCCGCAAAACATAATCAAGACTTTACTACCAGTAGCAGGAGTAATATTCAAAGTCATGTTAGCGGTATCAGCCCAAGAAGTAGAAGTGGATGAATCAACCCCTGCCTGATGAACACTTAATACTTGTAGAATCTTTCCTCCAGCATCAGCAGCCCATTCAAGTTCTGCGTTTGTTGCAGAATGATTAGCACTCTTAACTTTAAGGACTTGACCAGCCGACCCAGTATCAGAGGGTAACTTAAGGACTGTATTAGCACTGCTACTTGGTGGCCCAGCTATTTCTGCTGAACCTCCACTAGCTGCTGCTGCAATCTTTACTCCTGCCATATCAACCTCCTCCTAAAGCTGTTTTAATACCAGCTATATCAGTTGCATTATCTATGTTAGTTTGCATGGTTTCATATTTTGTTCTTATCTTAACTCGTTCTGTCTCTGCTGCCGTAGCATCTGTCCCAGGTACGTTCAACATAATGATCTCATCATGAGGTATAAATTCAGTTAATCTTTTTTCACGGCGTATATCATGTGCTAATACCTTTGCCTTAGTCACATCTTCATTAACTACACCTGAACCTTTAACCCATGCGTTTCTAAACGTTCTATCTGAAGGAATTTGGGTATCCTCCACAATTTCATAAGACGTTCCACTAGGAACAACTTTTTTTGCTAAGTCTTCAAAACTTATGCTTTGGTTTGCTCGATGGACGATTGTTGCATGACCATCTGAGTTTTGATAAATAATTACTTTTGCCATTTACTGATCTCCAAATGCCACAACGCAGACGTCCTTACAATCAACAGCAGTCCAAATAGTTCCGCCGTGTTCATTGTTTTCCTTTTTGATTTTAAATTCTAGATACGCTTCTTCATGGTCATAGATCCAAGGTGTTTCTACAAAACTAGCGTTGGGGTGATTCTCTTCATAACCTTGTGCAGTTTGAATAAAGTGAGCATAGTTTTCATTAGCAAAATCAGTATCCCAATTTACTTTGTAATGACCAGTTCCTTCATCACTCACACTTGCAACATTATAGGAATCTCTAGCACCAAAAGTATCGCCGTTAAAATTGATCCATCCTTTTGCTACTGAATCATTAGAAACACTACTAATTGCTGCCCAACTATTATCTCCTCTTAAATAAGTAGAAGCACTTGCTGTACCCGTAGCATTTAAGTCATCAATACCAACAGCATCTGCATTTAAGCCACCAGAAGCTATTCCTGAGATAGTATTATTTGATCCGTTGAATGTAAGTGCCATAATAATATTCTAACTGATAACCCAGCGTCCGTTAACAGTAACGGTAGCATTATTTGTAATTGGGCCAACCGAATGTGCTCCTTCCGTAGCACCTATCGTTACATCGTTACTGATCGTCAAGGTATTCTTATACATTGTTCCATCTGCTGAAGTACTTGATACATCTCCCCATTCAATATTTGCACCAGATCCTAGCTTTAAAGCTTGACCCTCACTACCACCAGCAAGGTTTAAATAATAGGTTAAGGTATTTGCTAGTGCAGCAGGTGCATAGAATCTAATGGTATTAGTACCGTTAGCAGCATCTTCTGCTATTCCTAGATAATGTCTTTCACCAGATGTAGGTGATCCAACAACTAAGTCTGCATAAGAAATAAGTTGACCAGATTTAACTTGCACAGAAGCGGCATCTATCGCTACAGCATCAGTTAATGTAGATGTGCTTATTTTTAATGTGTCATTAACTGTTATCTGACCAAGTGCTCCATCACTTTTTATTTGTAAATCAGTAGCAGTAGTACCCCAGGTAGCAGTGACATTATCATTGAAAGCTACACCTGTAGCACCACCAACTCCTGCTGGTACATCAGCCCAAGTTAGGCCACCTGTATTGCCTGATTGTTTAGAAAGAAACTGACCATTAGTACCACTATTACTAATCTTTAATTTCTCTTCACTAACAGCATTTGTTTGAAGAATAGCTTCAGTAACTGTGTTATTACTTGGAGTTCCTACACTGACAGATGCACCAATAGTAACTATAAAGAAATCAGCCCCAGATGCAGGTGCAGTACTAAAGATTATGTCATTACCATTAATAGCGAAACCTTCTGATGGAACACCTGTACCTGAATTTGGTTTCTGAATTACACCTCCAACACTCACAATTAATTGTTGAGCTGTAGTTGGTGGGTTAGAAAGAGTAAACTTCTTTGCTGTTCCATTAAATGTTGCACTACCACCAGGAGGTGTATCACTATTAGAACCTGAACTAGCAAGAGTATTGATATAGAAACTTCCAGTACTTGCGACTTCTCCCCATGCTGATCCGTCATAGACCATCATCTTATTTGTAGAAGTATCAAAGTAAAGATCACCATTATCATTACTTGATCCAGGTGCTGAACCTGCTACTCGATACCGTTCATTAAAGTCATTGATATCTCCACTTAACTGTTCTACATCAGCTTCTTTAGCAAGAATCTTATGGTAATCGTAAGTATGAAGTGTACTAGTTGTCTGTACTTGTAAACCTATACCAGCACCTAGAGTTTTGCTGTAGAGAGAAGAAGGAAATCCATTGATGGTGACAGTGTTTCCACTTCCTGCTCCATTAGCAACACTTGCAACACCACTACCATTAATTACAACACCACCTGCATCTGATACAGAAACCACTGTTCCTGCTCCTTCTGATGGATCTGGATGTGTACCAGGGAATGAAGTCTCATTTGAAATTGCTACGAAACCACCTAAAGCATTTGTTACAGAAATAATCCGATCATTTACTGCTTTAGATGTTGGTATTGCTGTATCACTATTTGTAGTAAGACTTGTCTCACCTATTGTCTTACCGTCAAGCTGGTTAAGTTCAGCAGTTGTTGATGTTAATGCTGTACTTGATGCTAGTAATGAAGCAGTACCTGACTGCATACCAGCTAATGTTGATAATTCATCATCAGCAAGTTCTGAAGTTGTTACTGAATTAGCTGCTAAATGTGAAGCATCTAAAGGTGAACTAGCTATAAGTGTTTTTATTTCAGCTGCTGTTTGGTCTGCTGTAGCAGAAGCCTCTATAGCATTTAGCTTTGTATGATCAGCATCTGTAAAAACATTTGAATCTGTAGCTGACTCAACTAAAGTCCTTATCTCTGCTGCTGTTTGGTCTGCTGTAGCACTCGTTTCTATACCATCTAACTTTGTTTTATCTGCTGCTGATAATGTCCCTGCTGCTGAAGTAGTTGCTGCTGTAATCTTTGATCCAGCTATCGCTGCTGAAGCATTAATATCTGAATCAACAATAGATCCTGCTTCTATCTTTGAACTATCTACTGAATCAGCAGCTAACATCGCCTTTGTTACAGCGCCTGTAGATCCTGTAGTAATAACAGTTCCTGATGAATCAGGTAACGTGATTGTTCTATCAGCAGTTGGATCTGTTATTGCAAGTGTTGTTTCGTGAGCATCATCAGTAGCTCCTTCAAATACAAGGTTGCCAGTTACTGTTGCACTTCCATCCCTTTTAACAGTGTCATTATTTAAGATGTCTACAAACTCTTGAAGACCAAATAAAACTTGATCACTATTGTTATCTAAATCAGTTTCTGTAAGTACAGAACCATCTTGGAAATCAACTTTCTTAGCACTTATATCTGTATCTCTTTGAAATTTAATAGCAACACCATTGCCAGGATGATTACCTGAAGTAAAGGAAATCGTAGTAGCACTAGGAAATGTATAGTGTGTTGTCTTGCTTTTTAGTACTCCACCAACTGTTACATCAATTTCATCCTCAGAGAGATAACTGAATGAGATTGAAAACGGTCCAGCAGTATTATTCCCTGTGTGGTTTGTAAAGGAAGCAGCGGTGTTAGTGGCCATAGTCTTTAATCAGCAGAAAAGGATTGAAGGTCATTTATATATTCTTGTTGAATTGTAAGCTCTTTCTGACGTTGAGTCTTTATTCTAGCTCGTCCTTGCTCGTCAATCCACTTATTTTCTCCTTGTTCTATGTAATAATTGTTGATTTCTTGTAATTTAGAATATATTTGTTTAACTGCTATATCTGCATTTAAGGCTCCACGTTTTTTTACTATTGCTAAATTGTTATTGTAATGATCTGATTTTAGATAGGCTCTTAAAGTTTGATCTAGCGTTCTGTCACCGTACTTCTTAGTTGTAATAGTATTAACAATGCTGCGTAATTCTGCATATTGTTGTGTATTTAATCTGAAAGATTCTATTTGACTATCTGTTGCACTTCCGTTAATAACATCTGAAGGTTCTCTAAGTTCTTTCCCTATTGTTGCTAAAGCAGTAAAGATAGGATGACCTTTGCTAGTACTTGTTTTTACCCAGCTAAATAAATCTGGTCCTGGTTTTTGAGGATGGAGAATAGGATCATTTGTTATGTGTTCTCTTAGGAAAGGAAGGTTGCCACCAAACCCAGGAACAGTTCTTGACAGTTCATTTAAATACTTTCTTAAAGCTCTTGCGTTTTCATCTTCTTCACGCTTTTCCTCATCCCATACATCTCCTGCTCTAACTTTTGTATCTCGTTTTTGCTTATATTTTGCTGAATCTTTTTCTGAAACACCAGCCATACCTAATAAATCACCTGGAAGTTGTTTTGCGTATCTAAAGAAGTTTGCATAAGGAGCTCTGGCAGCGAGTTGTTTAGACCAGAAGTTCTCCCTTGATTCTCCTCCTCTTTCATCAGTAAGAGCTTTCATCGCATCATCAATCTGCGATAAATAAGACCTCTCAGTAAGAGTGCGGGCCATAAGTTTTCCATTTAAGAGACCAGCCCATCCCATTGTGAACTCATCGTATTCATCATCTGTCAACCACCCTGTCAGAACAGTAAAATCAACCATCAATCCTATCCAAGTAGACAGAGGATCTAACCTTTCATAGGAATAGTATTTATATGTTGGTTTTCCATCGTCTCCGAGTAAAGGAGATCCGTCTTCATTCTTTTGCAGGTATCCCACACTGTATGGTTGCCAGCCGTTCTTAAGCATATTCTTCCACACTGCTCTTCCTTCTTTTGTACTCCAATCAGGACCACCACCTGTAAGAATTACTGGAGGAACAAAGTTAGGATCTTGTTGCATTAAAACACCAGCACCAGTTAAAGCTGCAACTGTTAGACCTAAATCTTTAGCAACTTTCAACTGGCCTCTTGCCTGATTCCTAACTATTGGATCAGTGCTTTCTAAATCATTTGCTACTTCTCTTAACACCTTATTTAAAACTGGTGTTCTTCTTAGTTGTCTTTTGATGATGTTGGTAGGTGTTCTAATAAATGAAAGTAATGTTCTTACTAGAGGAATCTGACCAGCCAGATTATTAACACCCTTTGCTACTTTCCCGAAATAAAAGTAACCATCATCACGAATGTCTTCAGTGAAGGTACTTCTCTTTGCAAATTCCTGTGATCTTTTTAAAATCTTTGCTGTAATAGGATCTTTTATTCCTTTACCGCTGTTAGAAGCGTAATATTCAAGGATTGCATCTAAATGGCCTTTTATATAGTTATCTAAATCCTTTCCTTTTAAACCTAGTTTTGTTCCTTCTATATGACCTTGATAATGTACTGAAGCTATTAAATTAGGAGCTTGAATCAAAGCATCAACAGAGGTCATTAACTGACTAGGGAATCTTATTATTTTGCCACTTCTGTCATAAGCTCTTGAAAGGATGTCTTTCCCTTCAGACGAAATAACAAACTTCTCTTGATAGTCAGCTTTTACAGCACCTCTATTAATCCAATTGTCTGAATTTTTAAATGACTCTTTAAAGGCTTTACGAGCAAAACTAGCATTAGAATGTAATGCAATTAAATGTCTAATAGCTGCATCCAGCTCTGTTCTACTACCAGCTCCTCTGATTAATTCCCAAGAACCCATATAGGTTTCAAGAACACCTGAAATAAAGTTAACTTGATTTGTAGTAGGAGCAGAAAGTAAAGCGTTAATTCCTATTTCATTGAAGATTCTATTAGCCTTATTAAATGTAGATAATGTTTTATGTAATAGTCCTGTTTCATATAAAGCAGATATTTTCTCTACGTTTCCATCTGCTCTTTTAATTGTATTAGTAAGTTTATTTAATTTGGAATAATCACCTGTTTGTTTTGCTTCCTCAAAAGCATTTAGAAGCTTTCCTTGTAAATCTTCTAATTTTGAGCCTTGTTCTGATGAACTAATACCAATACTGGATTGATCTACATTTTTGAGTTTATATTTTTCAGCTGGAGTCATCTTTGCAAATTCAGCTGGAGTAACGCCTTGCGTTGGTATTTGCATTGATCTAAGGCCACGGCCTTGTTCAGTCCTTAGAGGAATACCAAGACGTAACCAATCATCTATTTCACCAATAGATTTAATAAGTTCATTAATATTTTGTTCTATTGAAATTGGATCTTTTGAAATATTAATGGCATCAATTAATCTTTGATTTACTTCTGCTGAGTTCTTAGTAGCTAAAGTAACTGCTTCTGCTAAAGCATAATTAAGTTCATCTGTAGGGACTAAGCCATATATTTTTGCGTACATTTGTGCATGTTCTTTAAGCTTATTGGTATCAGCCAGCATTTTGATTCCACCGTCAATGGTGTCTGCTGTTGTTTTTACTTGAGAGAATGCACCTTCATCTTTTAGCTGCTTAATTCTTTTGACGATAAAGTTGAAGTTTCGTTGTCTATGTTTAATTTCTTTTGTGTCAACAGCACTAGTTACTTGATCTGGATTTATTTGATGAGGAGTTGTATCTGTACCTTTTAATGGACCTTTACCTTGTGAAACACCTGGGGGAGTTTTAGGAGGAGGTGGACCTTCAAATTGTGATTTACGTGTTGCTGGATCAGTTGCAGCTGAAGGAAGTTTTGTTACTCCTGCTCCACCGTCACCTATATCTACTTTGTTTATATTTAATTGGTCTTGAGGATCCCAATAGATCTTTACTTTATGAAGACGTTTACCTTTACCAGCTTTTTTTCCTCCTTGATGAGTGAAACCACCAAAGCCTTTACTTCTTAAAAACTCTTCAAGATCAACAGTAATATTGTCTAATTCATCAATAGACATATTTTTATTAGCTTTATTGTTTGCTCTTATTTCATCAATTATTTGAGCTAAAGAAGGATTTTCACCTGATGATTTATTGTATGAACCAATTTTAAATGTATCAAAGGTTCTTCCAATTACTTCGTCATAACCTTCAAAAGTACCTTGGATCTCTTCTAGTTTTGCAATTATATCTTGTGTTACAGGTTGATCTAAATCAAAGAATTTTACTGGTTGTTTTTCTGTAATTTTATAAACAACTTGATTTGCATTTTCTTTAACTAACTTTTTGTTTTTCTTTTGATATTTACCTGCTGTTGTTAAATCATCAGTTGTATATAATCCCTGACCATATAAACCTCTAGCAGAGTAATGACTAGAAGAATCTAATTCAAATTCATCAGCAGCCCCATGATAGAACTCACCTTTACCTCTGGTATCTGTTGTTAAATCTAACTTGGGTGGTTGTTTACTACCAGTAATTTCACTTATTTTCTTTGGTGCTGTCTCAGATTCTGTTAATACCTTATCTATTATTTTCTTTTCTTTCTTTGTAACTAATTTATCTATCTCAGCAGCAGACTTGCCATTATATTTCTTATAGATACCTGAAAGACCATCTACTGTTCCTTTAAAACCAGCACCAAAGATAGTTCCAATTGTTCCTGAAACTGCGTACTCTTCTGCTGTAGGCCATCTGTTTTCATCAATCCTTGTTCTGATTGTGTGTTCTCCAGCAGCTGTAGTAGCACCTTGAAGACCTGCACCAGCTAAACCTTTAACTCCTTTACCTGTTGATCCATAAGGAATCATCTGGAAAAATCCAGCAGCTATTGCTTCTCCATAACTGAACTTATCTTCACCTCTGATTTTTTGAGCAGCTACGTTACTAGAATATCCAGACCCAAAATTGATAACTGCATAAGCAGCCCATCCTTTGGGACCAGCAAGTAATAAAGGTGCTGTTGCATAGTCTGTACCTATCCCTGTACCTATCTCTACACCTAAACCTGCTACGTTTTTAACAACTTTATCCTTGGTACTTTCTTCTTCATCTACATAAGGAACATCGTTATCAGCTACATAAAACCTATTAATTGAGTCTTCCTTATTGATCGTTTGATTCCAATCAATAGAACTTGATGTATTAAAACCAAGGTTTGCAGGCGTATTTGTATAGAGACCTTCAAATGAAGGTGCTTCAGATTCTGGCTTCTTTAAAATTGAATCTGTCATGGTTACTTGAGTTTAGGTAAGAATTTCTTATATGACCCATTGGTGTAAGCTCCCCAAGCTTCAAACCCTTGCTGGTCAAAAATCATCTTAGCTGCCCTAACATTAGTAGCAGGATCATAAAGTTGCTCATCTCTATCTATTCCAAGTAGATTTCTCCTCTCAACACCATATTCTTCAATCATATTTATTTGCCATAATCCTATTGAAAATTCATTTCTTTTATCTGGATCTAAACCAGATTTCACTGTATCAATAGAAGCATCACCACCAGATTCAGCCATTGCAATAGCAGCCATAATCTTTGCTTGCTCAGGTGTAAAGCCTCCTTCTAATGCCAATTTTTCTAAATTTGGTTGAGCTATTGGTTTAGTAATATCTATTTCATCCAAGACACTATCCTTAGGAAACTCTTCAGCTGCTGCTGAACCCATAAAAGTATTTAAAATTGAATCAACAAGACCTGTTTCTGATTCGCCTAAGTTTTCTTTTGCAGCATTTAATTGGCTGACAAGCTCATCATTATCTTTTCCTCTCAGTCCATCAAGAAGTAATTCAATCCAACTTTTCTTACCAGTATCTTCTTTTTCCTTTTCTTCCTCTTCTATTTTTTTATCACCTGGTTTGTTTTCTTGGCCTTGTTGTTCTTTTTCTTGGGAAGAATCAAATTTTGTTGGGTCTAAATTTTCATCATAGATTTTTGTAGCATCCTCTAGTCCAAAGCCATAGTCGATCATCAGCTTATCGATTCCAGCTTTTCTTTCTTCTTCTTTTGCTTTTCTCTCCTTGGTTTCTGCTGAATCAAAAGTACCTGCTTCTACATAAGATTCATCATTTATAAGTTTTATTGACTCAAAATAATCTGCTTGAATTTCTCTCCACTTGTCTTCTTTTTCTTTATCACTTAGACCAGGTACATTTTGAATTTCATCAATTCGCCTCCTGTTAATTCTTCCCACTAAATCAACGTGCTGAATTGCCTTGTCTGCGTCTTTTTCCTTAAAGATGTCTCCAAATTCTCCTGTACCTCCTAATATTGTTTTTCCTTGCCTAAACATACGTTGTGCTCTTGTATCAAATTTACCGACATTACTAGAAGTACTTCTTCTGGCTATTTCAAAAGATCGATTATAATTATCTCTATCTTCTTCCGTAAATGTTTCACCAATTTGTTCTTTTATCAATGCTAAATCAACAAACATTTGTGTGCGATTATTCGCATAATAACCAACTCCAACCTTATAATTAAAGTCATCAAAAAGATCATCTCTATTATCAGAATAGATTTCAATCTGGTCAAATAGAAATTCTCTCCTATTAGGATATTTTTCTAAAAGATTCTCTAGAGCTTTATTATCAGAAGAGAACTCTTTAACAGAATCCTCTATCGCTTTCTCTTCTTTGGCTTGTACTTGTTCTATTAATTTCTTCCTTATTTTATCATCCTGTTCTCCAAGTTTCACTCTAAGCTTGAGAATATCTTCAGCATAAGAATCCCTTATTAAACGTTGTTTATAAGTACCATCTTTTTGCTTTTCCTTAGGTCCATGTTTTAACTGACCTACCATATCTAAATATTCCATAACAGCGTTATAACCACGACCTGCTCCTGCCTTCTCATTAATCTCATATATTCTTGAAGCTTGGTTTTTTGCAGTTGCAATGATTACATCTGCTGTAACCGCTTCACTTAAACCTATATTTACAGTGTCCTCTATATAATCTTGAATACTGTCAAGTGCTAATGCCTGATTGCCTTTTTGATATTGTGCCCAATTACTTAATAGAGATGTTGAAAATTCTCCCTTGTGTTTATCAACTTTATACTCATTATGATTTTTTATATGTGCTGTAGAAATGTTCTCAATAAGTGTTCCTTGCGCTCCCAAAAAGAGTTTTCTATTTGTAGCTCCCATCCTTTCTGATTCTGCATCACCTATCAATCCAGCTTCACCTAAAAATTCTTGAAACTGAGAACTCTTAATAGAAAAATGAGAAATTGGTTTTTCTACTTCTTCACCGTTGTCTTTTTTGACAGTATATGTTTTAGTTTCATATAAAGCTTTTACCTGCTCTTCAGTATTATTTACGATTGTTTGAGTTCTAGCTTTTCGATACGCACGATCAGAAAAAATACTACCTCCAATTAATTGTGTAGCAGCTTCATCACCTTCTTTTTTTCTTACCCCTGCTACATACTTTTTAAATTCAGGTTGTAATTCTCCTACTTTTTCATCTCTCTCTATCTCTAATCCTATAGCTTCCTCTTCTTCAATAGCTTTTTGAGTCCTGTAAGCTAAAGCACTCTGAATACCTGGATTCACTTCAGCTAAAAGAGTAACGAATTGTCCAAAAGCACCACCTGAATGATCTACTGGAGCAACAGTACTAGGCTGAACAAAAGTATCTACTGCTCTAGCTTGTGGTTGATAACTATTTGTCATGCGCCTTTAAGAGAATAGTAAGAAGAAATACCACCACCAACAGTTTTACCAATAGCTCCTAATAAAGTAGGAGCTTGAGACATTATCTGATAACCTCTATTCCTAGCATCTAATGCTTGATTACGCCTAGTATCTCGTTTTGCCTCATATCCTCTAATATCCCTTACATATTGACGACCTAAAGATACATCAGTTTGTGCTAAATCAACAGCTTCACCCCCTAGTTGCATTTCTTGATCCATCCCTAAAAGATCTAACAGTAAACCTGATCTTTCAGAAGCAACTGTTTTACCTCTTGCTTGTGCTCCTTGTACAGCAAGCTTTTGTCTCTTCTTAGCTAAAGCAACTTTATCCTCTCTCAACCTTGCACCTGTAGCTTCCTGTTCTGCTGCAAAAGCTCTATCAGCATAAAGAGCAGTTCTTCTCGCTACTTCATATTGATAATCTGCTTGTTGTTTCGCTACCTTTCTTTGTTGTATTGTCTGAAAAATATTAGTGACACCTTTAATTGCTAAACCAGTCCAAAAAGAACCTGCTGCTTTCCCTAACCCTAAAGCTGGTAATGCTGCTACACACATTTAGGCGATCCTCACAAATTCATAGAACGGCTTATTTAAATGGCCATACTCAGGATGAAAATTGATGAAAGTAAATCCCAAAGCTTTTAACCACTTAATAGCAGACACATTCTCTGCATATACATGATTATATAAGATATCGTTCGTGGTCAACAAACTATTCACCCAAGCTCTTCCTTTTCTAATTAAATGAAGTCTATGTCTTTTCTGACTAAATAACTCATCAGTACCAACCATCCATATACAACCGTCATGACAAACACCACAAAGTCCCATTGGCTGATCTTCATCACCAGCAATAGCAAGATTTTTTTTAGCTGAGATATATGTAATCTTTACAGCATCTTCTGGTTGATATCCTGTTTGATACCAAGCTTCAATCTTATCCATAACTCTTAAGTTCTGACAGACATGATTAAGATCTTCTACCGTAGCTTTCCTTAAATGTGCCATTAAACTCTTCTAGATCTCATATGGAACATTGCCTCATATTCAGCACTAGATAATTGAGTTGGTAAATAAGTATCATTCTTTATATCTATATTAACTCGATCAGCTCTACTCATAATGGGAACTTTAAACGTTCCTGTTTCTAAATTAATCTGACCAATTGAACTAGAAGCAGCACCTAATAAACGACCCGTAAAATCATGTGTACTTGTATCTCTATTCTCTGGTGTTACTTCAACTTTGAAAAACCCTGTATCCTCATACTTGATATAAAAATGATGTAGTTGTAAACGTCCACTAATAAGTTCTCCACCTTTCCCTCCAGGTTGTTCTGTTAAACGTTGACTAGAAAATCTATAGTGCATTTCATAAGGTTCACCAATAATAAATTTAGAATTTCTATAATCTCCATCAGCAGTAATCGTAGAAGTAGAACCATTTGCAGTATTAGTTGACTGTATTACTTGTCCAGGTTTTAAATTCACTGTTGTACCTTGTGTGCTGACATAAGTACTAGTTTCACCATCAGCTAAATATCGACCAACTACAGTCATTGAGCCACGTAACCTATAAGGAACTGTGAAAGTACTAACGTCAGTAGTAGCGTTATAAGCAACAGAAACACCAGTAGTTGCTTCAGTGACTTTATGATCTAGGTGGTATTCAAAATCAGCATTAGTTTCTCTATAATCAGCTTCAAAAGGTATCTTCTCTAAAGTAGTACCATTAGCTTCTTCAATAACAAGATATAAATCAGTACCTATAAAATCAATATTTCTAATTGATCTAGATGAGTTCAAGCTAAATGTAGACCATGAATTTAATACTTTTTGGAAGTTCTCACCAAGTAACCAACGATTGATATAAAGCTTGTTTGGATTATCAGTACCTAAAAGAATCAGAACATCTTCATTAGTTGATACTGCTATTTTAAAAACATTACTAGGAATGTACTTGGGAACATGAATAGTGATATCAGAAGCATCTTTAATAGCAACGTCTTCCTGAGCAATATATTCTCGTACACCTGCATAAGATCCTTTTTTCGTTAAAAATAAAATACTACTCCCAGCACCTACAGGTGCAGCCGCTGTACTGTTCTCAAACTCAGTGGTAACAATAACGTTAGCGGTTTTTGGTGTTAATGAATCAGCAGAACTCTCTAATACAAACTGTGTTTGTTCAGAGAATAATATTAATTGTTCCCCCATAGTTACTGCATGTTTCAAGATAGCAACTTTGGTATGAGAAGCAGCTACATCAATAGGATCACTATCAATAATTGTCGTTACTGTCTCACGGTAGAAATTAAAAAACTCAGAAACTCTAGAAAGAATGACGTTATCTTCTGCTAAAAAACCTAATCTATTTCTGAAGAAGAATACGTTATTTATATAAGTGCCTACAAAAGAAGCATTAGGAGCACTGTCAGCATCTCCAACTGTTCTTTCACCCCATTTCGGAAGCGTATAATCTGTACCACTTACCGTATAAGTATCACCATCCACCCTCGCAAATCTAAAATTACCATCAGCTTGTCTTAATAAGACATGAGGCATTTTGTCATAGTTATATTTATAAGTAATACCAGGAGCTAATGTTTCTTCCCATTGGCCTTCCTCAAAAGTACCACCGTTATTAGTGACAAACTTCACATAATAATTATCAAAATTAGTAGCATCATCACCTTTTATCTCACAAACAAAATTGTTAGGAGCAACTGTTGGAAGATCAGTAAAAGCCTGAACAGAATTTTTAACAATCGTTAACTGACTATTACCTTGTGTATCATTACCATCAATTGAAAAATTAGATCCATCATTCTTTCTGATCCACAAAACTGGACCATTTTGAGTGATAGTAAAACCTGTTAAAGCTGAATCTAAACCTGACTTAAGACCCGCAGCAACTGTTGATGTACTTAAAGTAGAATCAGAAGTTGTGTCATCAGTAGCTGTATTCCCATCTACTGTTACTGAATAAGTTGTTTTATCTGTAACTTGATTAATAAAAACAATTGCAGCTGTTGAACTACCTTGACTAACTGCTGTATCCATCTCTACAGCAATACTGCTATTCACTACAAAAGTGTAATCAGCAATCGTTACTGTCTTGATTACATCTCTTGGTGTTGATGTTGCTAAATACGTAACTCCATCAGGTTTAGTTACTGTCTTCTCGTTACCAGCAAGATCATAAACTTTAACGTCACCATTACTAAAAACAGCGATATACCTTTCATTAGCATCTCTATTAATCGTTTGTATATGAACGTTACCTACAGTTGAAGAACTCAATGAAGTAACAAACTGAGTACCAGATCTTTTTGTTAATCCTTGTACAGGACTACTATTAGCATTAACTTGTATATCTGCATGATCTGCTTGTTTCGTAGAGTCAGCGGCTTGTGATACACCCCTTAAAAGAGTAGGGATAGACCTAGAAACAACACCCATGATTACCTGATTAGAACACTAGAAGGAGAATAGGTGTCAAAAACGTTTGTTAACGCTGGATCACCTCTAAGAATATTATGGTCTGCATTGGATAAATCAGTTTCCATTAAAATTGATCTTGCTCTTACTTCATCTTGTTGTGTATAACTCCTTAAGCCATCATCACTAACTAAACGATCTACAAAAACCCTTGCTGCTTTGATAGTAATGTAACGTCTTGCAGGTTCAGGAATCTCATCAAAAGGTCTGAAATAAACAATAGTGCTATATAAATCATCATCAAATTCATACTTATGATTTTGTCTATCGTAAAGCTTTAATCCTCTTTGGATTGCATCAACAGTTGGATGCTGATGGATGTTTGGATCAACTGTTAAAACGTTTGTTGATAAGGCAATGTGATCAGAACTATCTCTCGTTAACTTGACATCTATCTCTGTATTAAATGACCATCCTTCTGATTGAACTTCTTTACTCGTTTCATTCAAAGTACTCTGAGCTAATTTTACATCTACAGGCAAAGTACCAGTAAGGCTATTAACAGGAGCCTCACCAATAGCAGCCAACATAATGTTAATTGACTCTAGTTCAGTAGTTGCTGTCATTTAGTAACCAGGAGGAGTTGCTTGTTGTACTGATCTCCGATGTCGTTCTTCTCGTTTCTTTCTTTCCTCTTCTTGTAATCTTTTGTTATTCCTTTCAAAAGCAGCCGCTTGTTGCGCCTTCATATAACGTTTATAAGCTTGTTCATTCATAATAAATTTCTCCAAGTAATAGGAAGAGTACCCATTGCTGAGTACCCTTCTTTATTTGATTTAAGAAGCAGATAGCTTAATTGTAGCTGCTGCCTCTGGACGTAGGATTCCATGGCCAAGGGCATACTTGGAGACAAGTAATGTACCTTGGTACATGATTCCGTAGTCAGAGCCTGAGATCTCAGTTGTCATATCCATAAGCTTCACAGTACCAACTGCTGACTTGTGGAATACTAAACCGATGGTCTTGCTGTCATCACCTGCGTAACTGTTATTTGTACCAGCTACCTCAGATCCAACGTTTGCTTGAGGTACGTTGTTGCTCATAAGAACAGGCATACCAGCAATTTGCTGAACACGACCTGATGCAAATGAACCGTTACCACCTGGGTTGTAGTCAGTATCAATAGTACGAGTAGCTGACTCAGGTAATTTGTAATATTCGGCTGGTGGCAGAACAACAAATCTGTCTGTAGGTGGTATGTCACGCTCATCAAATGTCTGAGCGATGTCATAGATAGCTGCTGCTAACTCATCACCAGTAACGTTTGCTGAAGCAGTATTACCATTAGCAAGAGTTAAAACACTACCTCCACTACCTCCAGAGATAGTTGCTGCAGCACGAGACGCATTAGCAATAACCTTAGCTACGTTCTGGTCAAAAGTACGGGCTAAAGCCTTTCCTAATTCCTGAGCATAGGTCTGCCTTACGTCATAATGATTCTTAAGCTCATCTAAATTTGAGATGAAAGCTTGAGATATGAGGAGATCATCTATGGAGATAATCTTTTCATTTGCTTTGATCTGGTTAGCACCTACCAGTGGGGTTCCCACTGTATGATATGCAGCTGTAGCAGTACCTAAAACGGGGAATTGTGCTGATTTTCCAGAAGAAATAGTTCTTGTGGAATGTAGCTTTTCATTGAAAATGTTATTTTCAGAAAAAGCAGTCAGAACCTCTCCACTAAACACCTTGAGAAACAAGGCATCATAAGAAGTACCAGTATTGTTAACCAGACCAAGGCGTGAAACGGTGGCATTAGCCATAGTTTTGTCCTTAGTTAATTAATAGATGTAAGCACTTCGTTGGCCTTTCCTTTTTCAAGGTGGTATCCCTCGCAAGGGGCACTTCAATATTTAGAAAACCTAGAAGTATTTAAATAATAACAGTTATTCAGATTGTTGTAACCTGTGATGTGCTTTGTTGTTTCATACGAAATAAGATACCAGTCATAACATAAGCAGGCGCTAAACCTGCGATTAACAAAAGTACCATTATAGTCATTAGTGGTACTACCTTTTTCACCATGTTCCAGAAAATTGTAAACGGTGTAGCCATCCTTAGTTTAGTTCTCAGTGGAGGACTTGCAGGAAGTGCTTATTTTGGTTTGAAATATGTACAGAGTCCTCAATTTCAAACGAAAGTAAAAAACTCTTTAATGAAAGAATTAAAAGGAGGTTTACCTTCTGCTATTGATAAACAACTTCCTAAAACAACTGGTCTAGGACTTCCACTTTGAACCCTCTTAAAGCAATTGGATCTCTTTTTGTTTATACAAGTCCTGATCCAATGGATGGTTATCGTAGGTTTCTTAGGTACAAATCTAATAAGGAACTACAACGTATCGCTGGTACAACAAGTCACTACAGCAAAACAATATTAATCAATATGATTGTCGATGACCATCCCTGAAATAAAGATCGAAGTTCCTCAGGTTAATAGTTACGTCATAAAAGCACCCCAAATAAATCCACCAAACGTACCTGTTCTTGTACCTATAGGATTTCCAGTAATACAGATGCCTTGTGTAGAAGCTAGAAGAGCTTCTTATGAAAATGAGGCATTAGTAAATAATGATCCAGATGGAAATGTTGTGTTATGTGACGGAGGTGTGCCGAGTTTCACACCAATGGATTACACACCAGAAGAGATAATTCCTATACAAGATTCAAAGCCAGCAGAACCAGCAGAACAGGAGACACCACAAGCAGTTACACCTGATATTCCTAATAATCAAAAAGAAGAAGAAGATATATTCTTTGTTGAATGTCCAGGTTCAAAAGATCAAAGAATAGGGGATTTTAGAAATGAAAAGAGATTAGAACGTGTCAAAGGACATGAACGTAGTGAAGATGGTAGTGAATGTATAACTCTCTATGAACCAGTCACATTCGTTGAACAGTACCTACCTTCTGCCGCTACTGCTTCATTTACTGCTGCTACTGCTGTGGTTGCCGCCACTACTCCACTCATACTTAATATTATCAAGCCATTAGTAAAGAACTTAATTAAAAAGTTAACGACTAAAAAGAAAAAGGAAGATAAGTGAACTATATTAAATACAGGGAAGGAAGTTGGCCCTTCATTATAAGTACGTGAGACTCGTACCTCTATATATGGGGGATTGATCAGCTTATAAATAATCCCTTCTCGACCTATTTGGAAACTGGGATAAGATTGTGTTTATGGGGAACGCCTGGCTTACTTGTTACTATTACATCTTCACATAAATGATAGTACTGGCTGTTTTTTGAAAATTGGATGCCCTTCTGTTTTAGCTCACCACATTCACGTAATCTTGCTATATGCCAATTCAGTTGAGAGTCAATTAACATCTGCTCTGTTCTAGCGATCTGATTATCTACAGCTTGCTTACATCTTCTTTGCAGTGATTGATCTAATGGAATACTAAATGTCATTGAAAAACCTAAATTCAAAGCCATATTATCTTTCTGTCCAGTCCTCGTAGCCTGATGATGACTAATGCTTCCATCATCTGCATAGATTGGCGCATCATACCAATACTCTCTAGGGGTACTATATGTATGTGAATCAGTCACAAATGGACTGAAAGTTAACATTGGACCTTGACAAACAATATTCCCTCCGTACTGATTCTGTATTAGATTCCCTTGCAAGCTTTGGATCGCCATATTGGTTACAGAACCACTAGAATTAGCCACTGGAGCTGCGGTTTGAGAGGTATTTGCTAATACTTTAGGCGCTAAAACAACGCTTATTATTGTGAAAATACTGAGGTAGTTTCTGTAACGCTTTCTATAACTGACGTTCTTTGGATAATCGTCTGATTTGAAAGGCCAGGCCCAATATAACTTTCTGCATATTGAAAAGCTTGACCAGGAGTTGTAATGGTTGCGTTTGGTTTTTGGTTTAAATTTGCACCAGTCCATGTATAACTTGTGCCATCAATTACTTGTGTGGTCGCTGACGGAGGCGGGGCCATAGTCGCACCATCAATCGATATATTCGTTCCGTTAATCGTATAAGTATGCCCAGTATTATAGTCATTGCTGACAATAGTTTCAGTAACATTAGATGTAGTCCTTGTGGTGGAGGACATGGTTCCAGCCGAGAAGTTTGGTATGACGGGGACAGCATAAGCGGGAGAAAAATAAAGAAATAATAGGGGTAAAAGCCTCTTCACTATTTAACAGTTACATTTGTCACTACAGAACCAATTGCAGAAGTACCTGCTCCACCTGCGGTTAAAGTAACAACACCCGCACTAGTAATTGTTCCCGCTAATGTATCTTTAGCACCAGCAGCTGTTGAAGTAACACTACCAAAATTAGGAACAGCACCTACCGATGGGGCAGCAGTAGGTACAGCATCGCCTTGTGTATAACTCTGAGAGAAAGAAAAAGCAGCACCTGCTGTATCTTGTGTCGCTGCAATAGTCCCTGGAGCATATACACCAGAGGTGATAGTTCCTACCGATACGGTTGAGGCTGTTGTTCCATCAGTTGTATCGACATTATTCCCAGAGATACTAAAAGCACTACCTATTCTTTCTGCTTGGCTTGCAGCTGCATTTACATTCAACTGAGTTGAGGTTGTGATGCTATGGGAAAGATCTGCATAAGCAGGAGCAGCCAATAGAAACAAGAAAGGAACTAATTTTTTCATTGCAATTTACCAGTAATAGGATCGATAGCTTTACCAGTAATAGGATCATATTTGGCCTGAGCTACTAATTCAGCACCTTCAATCTTCAAAGGAGTCTGAACACGAATGATCTGTTCACCAACACTGGCTTGATTAGCAGCCATCATCTTCTGCATATCTTCTTTTGTTATTCCATTGCCACCTTTCTTAGATGCAGCTTGGACTCCAAAAGTAGTCAAAGTGCTCGTGAAAATCGAGGCAATAAATGTCGGATCGAAGGTTTGTTTAGCGAATCCTGGGATATCTATGTATGCCAAAGTTAGGCAAAATCCACTCCAAACAACAATACCCAAACGTACCGCCACACCTATGATTTGAATCTGTTCATCTTTATCAGGTGTAAGTTCCTGAAGTTTATTCATTACACCCTTTTTCTTTTCTTCTGATTTTGTCTCTTCAGTTGTTTCCTCTGGTGGTTTAACGTCTGACATAGTGTTTTATTATGGGCATAATAAGAATATACCCATTTTTCCCAAAGTGGTAGAAGTTATTGCAGCCACAGCAGGTGCTTTGTTAACTGCTTGTTTTGTTAGTGTCGGTAGTATTACTTTTCGTCACAGACAATCTCGTGATGATCTTGTTAGGCTTACAGCAGCTGTGGAAGCTTTAGGTACACGCATTGATGAAATGCATACTGATGTCAGAGACATCTATTCACGGCTTAATCATGTAGATGTAGAGATTGCAAAAGTAAGGCAAACACAACAAAACCCCCTCTAGTGTCCTAAGCATTTTGGAAGGGGGCTTTGTGTGGCCTCTGTATTGCATGGGGATCGGCCTAAGCCAAAATTAACAAGATTCTTTAAGATTGCAAGAACCAGGACATTTTTATGCTTTCTATTTTCAAACCAATTCTTCTTGTTTTTGTTAAGACAAGAGCTTTTAAACGATTAATACTGGATTTACTAAAAGCCCTTGCCAAGCAAACAAATAACAATTTAGATGATCAAGCAGTTCAATTCATTGAAGATCGACTCCTCAATGGTTCTATACAAAATTTACGATGACTTCTTACAAAACTGAATGGATAGAAGAAGACAAACAACGTGTCATGACTATGGATCGTTGGTACATCATCGATGGTAGGCATCGAAAATCTCATCCGTTACATGGACTTTATACAGGTCTTGCAGAAAAAGGAGAAAGCCTAGATCGCAAAGACGAGCTAGAAATAAGAATGTGTAACGCTTACGAAAGAAATGGCCTTTCTTCGAGACTTCATAAGTAAACCACCTTTAGAAGATGAGTTAGAAACAGAGAAACAGATCAGGGAGTTATTGAAATGTGATGATCGTGCAGAACTTAAAAGAATGTGCGCTGATCTTTTAAGAGAAAACTGTAAATATAATCATTTTGTTGTCCAATGTTTAGAGTCAATTGCCAATTTACAAGAACAATTAGTACATATTGAGAATAGAATAGAACCAAAAAAAGAGTTATGGTGGCATAAATTCATACCGCTATAATCTTTTTAATTAGAACTCACCATGGAAAAAGAAAAGCTATTAGATACTCTTCATACAGTTCTCATTCAAGAGCTATTAGGAAGGATACAAGGTGGTGAAGCCAAACCTGCTGACTTAAATGTAGCAAGACAGCTTTTAAAAGATAACGGGATAGAATGTGTACCTGCACCTGATTCACCTTTTGGTGATCTCATGGCTTCTTTACCAGATTTAGAAGCTATTCATCCTCTAGAAAGATAATTGCAACCACTTCCTGAGAAATTACAAGACTTTAGATATTTCCTAATTCTTACTTGGAGGCATCTAAATCTTCCTGATCCAACTCCTATTCAACTAGAGATAGCTGAATACTTACAACATGGTCCACGTAGAAAAATAATCCAAGCTTTTAGGGGTGTAGGGAAATCATGGATTACATCTGCCTATGTTGTATGGCGTTTAAGAATGAATCCGCAATTAAAATTCTTAGTCGTTAGTGCATCTAAAGATCGTGCTGATAATTTCAGTACTTTCACAATGAGACTTATCAATGAGATGGATATTCTTGCTGATTTACGTCCAGATGCTTCTCAAAGGAACAGTAAGATTAGTTTTGATGTAAGACCTGCTAGAGCTGATCACGCTCCTTCAGTTAAGAGTGTTGGTGTATTAGGTCAAATGGCAGGTTCTAGAGCAGATGAAGTTGTTGCTGATGACGTAGAGGTTCCTAATAACTCTTTTACTCAACCAATGAGAGATAAACTTTCTGAAGCTGTAAAAGAATTTGACGCAATCTTAAAACCTAATGGAATGATTACTTTCTTAGGTACACCTCAAACTGAACAATCCCTATATAACACTCTAGAAGAACGTGGATATACAACACGTATATGGCCCGCTAGATACCCTGAACTTAAAAATAACTATGGAGATAGGTTAGCTCCAAAAGTTAATCAGAAGCTTATAGAAGAGCTTGTAAAACCTAAAGATCCTGTTGATCCAGAACGATTTAGTTCTATTGATCTAATGGAACGTGAAGCTTCTTATGGTCGTTCAGGCTTTGCTCTCCAATTTATGTTGGATACTTCTCTTTCTGATCAAGATAGATATCCTCTTAAATTATCTGACCTAATTATTTCTTCTGTTAATCCTGACCATGCTCCTGAAAAAGTTATTTGGTCTAATTCTCCTGAATATTCTCTAAAAGATCTTTCTTGTGTTGGTTTTAATGGAGATCGTTATTACAGACCTGCTCAAGAATTTGGTGATTGGATTGAATATACAGGATCAGTTATGTTTATCGACCCTTCTGGAAAAGGTAAAGATGCTACTGGTTATGCCATAGTCAAAATGCTTAATGGAAATCTTTTTGTTCCTGATGCTGGTGGTTTAGTTGGTGGTTATAACGACAATACTTTAGAAAAACTTGTCAAACTTGCTAGAGATCACAAGGTTAATACCATCCTTTGTGAAGAAAACTTTGGTGGAGGAATGTTTGCTGAACTCTTAAAACCTTTCTTAATGCACTATCACCCTTGTGAAGTTCAAAACGTCCGTAATAACAAAACTAAGGAATTTCGTATTATCGATACCCTTGAACCTGTTATGAACTCTCATAGACTCATCATTGATAAAAAAGTTATAGAAAAAGATTATCGATCAAATCCTAATGAGGCTCCTGAACGAAAACTAAAACTTCAACTCTTCTATCAAATGTCCCGTATAACTCGTCATAAAGGCTCCTTAGTTCATGATGATATCCTTGATGCTCTCTCTGGTGCTGTTGCTTATTGGACTGACTATATGGCTCAAGATGAAGATAGGAATATTAAGTCTAGAAAAGATGAATTACTAAGAGTTCACCTTGATAATTGGGGTAGCTCTTTAAACAATACAATTACTCAAACTGCTATGGGTATGACCGCTGATCAGATAAAAAAAGCTGATGTATCTGAAACCTCATTCATAAGTTCTTCTTATTAGGGCCTACTCTTGGATAACTAACCCTCTTTTTTTGGGGGGGACTAGGGGGGGTCGTTAACTTATTACCTCTGATCTCTCCTAAGTTCCTTCTTTCTGCTGATTTCTTAAGTAAAATATTTATAAGTTAGATTCTTAAGGACTTTTCTCTATACCTCTGTTGATTTCTCTGGGCAAATCTTCAGGGGTTCCTTAAGGGGGTTGGTGGTGGGCTCTAACTTTCTCTAAATGTTTTACTGCAAAAATCTGAAAGGGTATACGTATATATGGCAAAGTGAATTTTCCCCGTTCTATGTAAAAATCTAGGGAATAAAAGGATTAGTTAGCTAGAAGCTATTGATATCATTAGGTTCCTACTGGATTTATAATCTAGTGATGAGGCTGCAGGGTAGTTTTTAGGTAAATAATACATATGTATCTATGTTTTTATTTCATCGATGCGCCCTTCTATTATAACAGAGTGTTAAGAATAATTCACAAGATATTCACTAGATTATTTAGAGGAATCAAGATAGAGAAGGGTAAGAGATAACAGAGAGGAGAACCAAAGTGTCAGGCTTGCCAACTCTTACCTAACCAAGAAACACTACAAAGGTTTTATCTATGACTACT